CAAGGCAGAGGACCTTGTTTAGCATTTTTACCTTTCTGTTCAATACCTGAACTAGAAGGTTGTATTGTAACCTGGGATTTTATTGAAACTATACATTCTAGGTCTTATACATATATTATTAAAAATTTATATTCTCAACCTAGCGAAGTGTTTGATACGATCATTGAAGATCAAAAAATAGAAAAGAGAGCTGCTAGTGTTACCAAAACTTATGATGACTTAATTGAATTAGGTTATAAATGGCATTTAAAACCTGATAGTGTTGATATGTACGAACTCAAAAAGAGATTGTGGATGGCTTTGGTAACGGTGAACATATTAGAAGGCTTAAGATTTTATGTTTCATTTGCGTGTAGTTTCGCATTTGGTGAATTAAAATTACTAGAAGGATCAGCTAAGATCATATCTTTTATAGCAAGAGACGAGAGTCAACATTTGGCAATGTCTCAAAGAATAATTAATAACTATAGAGATTATGAAAACGATAAAGTGATGTTAAAAGTTATTAAAGATACCGATAAAGAAGTCTATAAAATGTATGACGAAGCAGTACAGGAGGAAAAAAGGTGGGCAACATATCTATTTTCAAAAGGTTCTATGATTGGTTTATCAGAGAAACTCTTACACCAATTCGTGGAATACATGGCGAACCGAAGAATGAAAGCAATCGGTCTAGACGCAAAGTACGAACAAAAAACAAATCCACTACCGTGGGTAGACCATTGGCTAAACTCAAAGTCAATGCAAAACGCACCTCAAGAAACCGAAATTGAATCATATGTAATTGGTGGCATAAAGCAAGATGTTGAAAAAGACCAATTCAAGGCATTCAAACTATAGAAAATGAAAGACAAAAAATATTGTTCTAATTGTAGAACTAAATATACAATAATATATAACGAAGACGAAACGGAGATGGAACCTTTATCATGTCCGTTTTGTTCTTACGAAGTAGATGAAACAGATAATGTAGAAGAGGTTGAAAGTGAAGAAGAAGATAGTTGGAATTGATTATAGCTTAAATTGTCCTGCTGTATGCATATTAGATCATCAAGGATTTTCGTCCAGTAAATTCTATTACATCACAACCAAAAAAAAATACGAAGGTAATATTACCAAGAACATAAAAGGTTTCTTAATGAAACCTTATGATGATCCTATTGAAAGATTTAAACTATTAAGTGATTTTGTTTTAGAAAATCTACCAGATAATAGTATTATATTCATAGAGGGTTATTCTTTTGGTAGTAAAGGCAGAGCAATATTTCAAATAGCAGAGAACGGTGGTATTCTTAAATACAGATTAACAGGTCAAGAATATCATATTATACCACCAGCAAATGTAAAAAAGTTTGCTACAGGTAAAGGTAATGCTAATAAAGAAAAGATGTATAATCAATTAATTATAGATCAAGGCATAGATTTAAAAAAACTAGCAGATCAACAAACATTGGATAGTCCTGTTTCCGATATCATTGACGCTTACTATATAGCAAGATGTGGTTATGAAGATATTAAAAGCAGAGAGACATCCTAAAAGTATTAATATAAAGGTTGAACTATTTGACCCTAAAGAATTAATATTGTTTCCTGATATGCGATGGTTAGAAAAAAGAATGCCTAAATTTAGGAATAGTATATCTTCAACAGGTATGTTATACCCTATAATTGTGACCGATTTAGAACATTATTGGCATACAGGTGCTAAGTGGCCGAAAGACGAAAAAGGAGACTATATATTAGGGAAGGCTTGTCATACTGGCAATAAGCGTGTATTATGGGCAAGAGAAAATAATTTTGACCTTATAGAAGGTTATTATGTTAAACACATAAACGAAAAAAACAGGATAATATCTGAAACATATTTACATAAAGATAAATGGCCTGTAAGGAGTGAAAATGTTAAAGGAAGTTAAAGGTTGGCATATGCCACAATGGGATAACCATTATGAGCCTATGATGAAACAATATGGTGAAAAATGGGAGTATCAAAAAGATACTAGAGATTATTCATTAGGATTTGTAAAAAGAAATAGAGTTGCAATAGATGTAGGCGCAAATATAGGATTTTGGGCAATAGATTTACATACTAAATTTCAAAAAGTATATTGTTTTGAACCACACCCCGAAAACAAAGAGGCTTTTCAACAGAATTTTTTAAAACAAACAGGTGATATTAAACCAGGCAATGTATATCTTCAAGAGTATGCAGTATCAAAAGAAAAACACCAAGAGAAACTAAAATTTTATTGCAGTCCTGATGAATGTGGTAATGCTAGTTTATCAAGTCATGGTGTAGAAACAGGTAATAGTAAAAGAACTTTAAAGTCAGAGCAGTTATCTACTTATGATGTAGAGGTAACTTGTTTAGACCATTACTTTGATGAATTTAGCGATCAACACATTGACTATATTAAAGTAGATGTACAAGGTCATGAATTAGAAGTTATGCAAGGTGCAGTAAAAGTATTACATGCTCATGATCCAGTTTTATGTTTAGAACTACCACAAAGAAATCCTGAAGAGGCAAATTATCATAATGAAGTTGTAAAATTATTATCTTCTCTAGGTTATAATAGAAGAGGTAATATGAGAAAGGAAACTATCTTCACAAAATGGAAATAGCAGTTGTTACCACATTAAATAATAAACTCTATAAACAATACGGTTATAAATTTTTTGAAACTTATAACTGGCCATTTTACTTGGCAGTTTATAGTGAAGATATGAATGGTATACCACATACTAATCATATTGTAAGAAGTATATTTGATGAGGTTCCTAATTGCGAAGAATTTGTAATAAGAAATAAAACAAGACCTGTAAATCCTAATCCTGATGGTTTCCTACAAGACGCAGTAAGATTTTGTTATAAAGTATATGCATATACAGATATGATTTTAAATAATGAAGACAATGATGGTTTAATTTGTATTGACGCAGATAGTGTATTTTATAAACCAATAGATGTAGATTGGATAAAAAAACATATTCATAGAGACGATTGTATGATGACTTATCTAGGCAGGGGTAAAAACTATAGTGAATGTGGTTTTTTATATTTTAATTTAAAACACCCTAGAGTAAAAAAGTATGCCAAAGATATGCAAAGTATGTATAATTCAGATGAGATATATAAATTGGTAGAATGTCATGATAGTTATGTTTGGGATTTTGTAAGAAAAAAATATGAGTCACCATTATTAAAAGTAAAAAATCATAACATTGGTGATGGTAAACCAGGCCATGTTCAAGCAAGGTCTATATTAGGATCAGTATATGACCATATCAAAGGTCCTAAAAGAAAAAAATTAATGAGAAGTCCAGAGGCTAAAGTATGAGAGAAAAATGGTTAGAAATGTATCCTTATTATCTTAAAGATAAAACGGACGGTATGGTAGTACCTATACATCTTAACAACCCTATAGTATGGAAATGCCAATATAAAGATTTTGATACAAAATTTGTAGAGTGTGCTGATAAACTATTTGAACAAGGTGCTAAATTACCTAATCCACTTGAAGTAGGTAAATCTAAATCTACAGCACCTATTTCTATTAATAAACCAGTTAATCAACCTCATAACTTAAATGAAAATTTTATGAAAAACTTTTTAAATTGGATTAATCCTAGAGTTAAAGAAGTTATGAATAGATGGACATATCATCCAGATTTACCTTTCTACATAGAAAGATCATGGTTTAATGAACACAATAAAACAGGTGAAACTTTAGAACATACTCATGGTGCAACACCAATAGTTGTATCTTGTTATATTAGAAAAGATCACCAAGACTCTGGTAATATAATGTTTAGAGACCCTATGTTTCAAACAAGAGCTCATGAAGATAATTTACAAGCACATTATCCATGGAGAATAATACCAGTTGAACAAAATGACATACTAATATTTCCTGGTTGGTTAGAACATAAAACAGAACCATCACAGGCTATTGGTAGAAGAATTTGCTTAACTTTAAATTATAATTTTAAGCCAATGGGAGATAAAAAATGATAAATGTTTTTATTGGGTATGATGAAAAAGAAAAGGTTGCTTTTAATGTACTATCATATTCTATATTAAAAAATAGTACAAGACCGGTTGCAATAACACCAATACACTTACCTAATATTAGAGACGATTTTGTTAGAGAAAGATTACCAAAACAATCTACAGACTTTGCGTTTAGTAGATTTATGATACCTCACCTTATGAACTATCAAGGTTGGGCTTTGTTTATGGATTGTGATATGTTAATGTTTGAGGATATATCTGAACTATGGCGATTAAGAGACGATAGTAAAGCAATTCAAGTTTGTAAACATGATTATACACCTAAAAGTAAAACAAAATTTTTGAATCAACCACAATCAGCATATCCTAAAAAGAACTGGTCAAGTTTTATGTTAATGAATTGTAAGAAGTGTACACAATTAACACCAAACTATGTTAACAGAGCAACAGGTTTAGAACTACATCAATTTAAATGGTTAGAGAGTGAAGAACTTATAGGTGAATTGCCATTAGAATGGAATTGGTTAGTAGGCGAATATGAATATAAAGAAGATGTAAATAGTGTTCATTTTACAGAGGGTGGTCCTTGGTTTGAACAATATAAAGGTATAGATTATTCTGTAGATTGGTTTAATATGTATCATGAATCAAATAAGATTAATATGTAATGAAAAGGATATTAGGATTTGGCACCCGAAATGTCACCGACAATATAATTAGACCATTTGTCAGTAATGCTGGTGGCATTTTTCATGAAAAGATAGATCAAGTACAACCATATTTAAAAACAAAATATCTATCTTTCAATATGAAAACAAGAGAGAAATGGTATAAAGAAAAAAACGATATAGTTGTTTGTGGTATATTAAGAGGTACAGAAAGATTGATGAAAGAGGCAGAGAAAAGAGATATTAATTATTATTATTTTGACCATGCTTATTTTTATAGAGCAGACGCTCATAAAACTCATCCGGTATTAAATGAAAGGTTTTATAGAATTGTGGTAAATGGTCAACAATTAAACACCATGTCAAAATTAAATGATGATGATTATAAAAGAATTGCTAAGTATCAAAAAAAGATAGCAGTTGATCCAGATATAAGAGATCCAGAAAAAGACGATAGGGCAAAAATGGCCATGTCAAAAGATGGTTATATACTCATTTGTCCACCATCAGCATTTGTATGTAATTTTTATGGTATCAAGAGTGCAGCTGCTTGGTTGAAAGATAAAACACAGGAAATAATTAAACATACAGATAGACAAATAATAGTAAGAGAAAAGACATCAAACGCAGATTTAAACGACCAAATAAAAGGTGCTTGGGCAGTTGTTACCTGTCAATCTACCGTTGCAATAAAGGCAATAATGAGTGGTGTACCATCTTTTTGTGATGAAATGTCATCAGCTTTACCGTTATCTCTTTCAGATATATCAATGATAGAGAATCCTAGACGACCAAGTATAAAAGAGATAGAGAATTATAAGAACAACCTACTAGCTAATCAGTTTACAATGACAGAGATATCCAAAGGCTTAGTATATGATATAGTTAGAAGATTACAAGGAAAAAGATTTCATGGTAATTGATACCTACAAAAAACTAAAGACACAATTTTTCGATTGGTTGAATAAATCAGAATTAATTGAATTAGATGATGTTGATATAAAAAAAGATCCAGTTAGACCCGAGCTTACAATGGATTTCCGTACTAAATATGGACGAAAAGTATATGGTTTGAAAGACGAAGAAGGCGAAATAGCTGCTGTTATGTGTTTTGCCTTTACTAATCAAGTACCAACCACCGTAGAAGAACTAGATAAATTAAGTCAAGACGCTTACTTACAAAGTCATTTTAAGTCAGGCCAAGTAGGAAAAATTGCAATAGCTTATACGGTCTGGTCTACTAAAAAAGGTGGTGGTAGGAGAATAGTACAAGAAGTTTATAAGATGATTAAAAAATCTCATCACCTAAACAGATTGGTAACCCTTTCACCGTTAACTGATATGGCACGGAACTTTCATTTAAAGAACGGTGCTAAAGAATTACAAGTAAATAAAGAAACGCAAAATTTCGAGTATGAAGTGTAAGAAATGCTATCACGATTGCCATTGTAATGAAGAATTACATGCTGACGAATACGGTTTATGCACCTGTGAGAAATGTATGTGTAATAGGAGCAAATATGGGTCTAAAAGTACGAAAACTAATCGTGAGATTAAGAATGTGGTACGCTGATATAAGAGGACACCATGGTATGCGTTGGAATTACGAGCCTGGTGACCATTATATGAGAGGCAACAAAAATAAAAAGAGATAATGTGAAGATAAGATATTATAAAAACATTAACGGCGCTAGATGGATTGGTTTCGGTTTAGCCATGTTATCCGTTTTTATATTATCAAGTGCAAATATAGCAACACAATGGGTTGGTTGGTTGTTTAGTGTAGTTGCGTGTATTATGTGGGTATATTTTGGTTACAAAGATAGAGATTGGCCAAGAACATTAATGGAGTTTATGTATTTAATTATGAGTATGCGAGCTGTATATAACTGGTTGACAATATGATAATAACACACAAAATACCATGGACAAAATGTCTTTCAAATCAAATTTGGCCAGCAATTGGTAAAGGTTGGAAAGACGAAGGCAGACCAACACACTTCTTTTGGGGTCTAGCAGGCAACAATATAAAAGAAATAAAAGATTGCATTGAAAAGAATGAAGATTGGTATTATGTAGATGTTGGTTACCTAACAAAACAAATTACAAGATATCCAGAACCTGTTATACATGAATATGATAAAACATATTTTAGAATAGTAAAAGGTGGTATTCATACCATTAGAGGTAAAATAGGTACAGGCGCTAGATTACAAAAATTAGAAAGTCAAGGTATTGATGTTAGTTTTAAAGGTTGGGATACTGGAGATACAAAACATATCTTACTTTGTCCATCATCACCAACGGTAACTTACCACATTAATGGTATAACGCAAGACGAGTGGATAAAACAGGTTACATTAGAAATAAGAAAATATACTGATAGAGAAATAAGATTAAGAAATAAACCTAGACCTAACAATCAATGGTGGAATACAGATATAAAAGATGATCTAAAAGGTTGTCATTGTCTGGTAACTAATATGTCATTATCTGCTATAGACGCCATCTTAAATCAAACACCAGCAATCACACATCAAAGAAATGTTGCTAGTTTTATAACTAGTAAAGATATTAGTAAGATTGAAAAACCTATGAGATCAGGACATAAAACGGTAAATGAATGGTTGAAGATGATAACAGAAAATCAATTTACATTAGAAGAGATTGAAAATGGTCTTGCATATGAAACTATGATGGAGCAACCACAATGATAAATGTCTGCTGTGTATGTTATGGTGAAAAGTATAAACCACAATATCCATTAATATTATACAATATGGTAAAAAGACATATGACTATACCATTTAAGTTTATATGTTTTAGTGATAGTATATATCTAAAGAAACAATTACCAGAAGAAATAGAAGTAAGACAATTTCCAGAACACAATTTACAAGGTTGGTGGAATAAACTACAACTATTTCATCCTGAAACAGGTTTATCTGGTAATAACTTTTATCTAGACCTAGATGTTGTTATATTAGATAACATAGACAAGTTTATGACATATAGTAAAGATGATGAATTTTCACCTATAAGAGACTTTGGTCAACCACATAGATGGTTTAATTCTAGTGTATTTAAATGGAATAATAATTATGCAAGTGATATAATATGGTCTAATTTTGTAAAAGAAAAGAGTATATGGATGAAACTACAAGGTGACCAAAATGTTATTACAGACTTAATGACCAAATATTATGGCGAAAAGATAAAGACATATCCAGACGAGTGGACATTTTCATATAAATGGACAAGTAGAAAACATCAAAAGTTTAATGAATCAGCTAGAACTTATGAACAAGTACCTGGAGCCAGTATTGCCGTGTTCCACGGTAAACCAGACCCACACGAATCGACACAAAAATGGGTCATAGACAGCTGGAAATAGTGTTTTTTAGTTAAAAAGAACATTACCAGAACAAAATAATTCCAGAATCGTTACCTGGTCTCAAAAAAAACTTCAAAAAAAGTGAAAAAAGTGCTTGCTTTATAGGCCAGGTAGTGTATATTATATGTATATTATGAATAATTATGAAAGGACAAACACTTATGAGTAAAGTAAAACAATGGGCATGGGATTGTGCCGAGAAAGAAGTTGATATTATTATCAATGAACTTAAAAACAATTCAATTAGCAAAGAAGCTGCTAAAGCAAAAATCATGAATGTAGATAATGTTGATCTATGTAGTATTGATGAGAACAATGTTGATGAAGTTATTGACATGGAAATGGCGGCTG